TGTAGGTGCTGATTCCATTCGATATGCTATGATTACTGGAGAAGTACCAGAACTGACGCTATCGAAAATTGCTCAAGATAAAGGTTTCATTAACATAACAAGTAAAGCAGACACCTGGTTGACAGATATTACAACTGTAACCTTCGTTTCAAAGTATCTTACTATTTTCACTAAGCGAAACATCTCTGTGAATTTATTAGTTTATGAGAAAGATGGTTTTAAGATAACTGTCAATCAAATGACTTCTTTGCTAACCAGTGAAGGTGAAGCTTATGTCCTAGCTTATACATTTACGTTTCCGTCAAATTCATTAACATATGCCCAGTACTGTGGAATACCTAATTTATCACCACCAAGTGTTGCCACAATACCGCATTCTAATGTGCTAGGACCTTTGCTATCTCAAACTGGTTTGAGTGTTTTACCAACATCATGGATCCGACTTGGCTTTACACGTAGACTACCTATGGCAGTAACTTCCTCAAATGACATCGCACCAACGTTTAATTATTCAGTTGATATTAGAGAATATTTCGAGGATTTAGCCCAAGAGGCACCATCACCAACCTCCATACTTCAATTTTCTCTTGTTGATCCTGAATCAAAATCGACGGTTGCTGTTGTTCGTTATTTACCAACCCGAGGTTGTTTTGTCATTTCTAGTTTAATGCCCAGTTACTATAAACGATCACTTGTAGACACATCAACATTATTATTCAATGAAGTTGGTTTTGTCAACAGTTCGTCTGATTTGTTACCTACTGACTTAAGCACTTGGGCCAACCGTGCCACTGCTCAATATTCACAGAAATTGGATGATGCAACTGCACAATTTTCTATGCAATTGCAACATTCTAATTCTGAGACTATTGCCCATGCCATGGTTGCTGCCGGTCTAGATGCTTTTGCCTCTGGTGCCATATCGACTGCTGAGGACTTACCAGCTTTTATGAATTTTGATGATGATTCGTTCACCGGTGGATCGCATAGTGTTACTTCATCGCCAATTTACAACCCTGGTGACTTTGAGCAATATTGGAACGATGTCTGTCCAAGTTATAATAGATACGAATATCTATCAGAAGCTACGACTGGAAATGGACCAGGTTGGTCCTACTTTGATAATGAAACTGCATCAGATTA